GATAATAAAAAAGTATTTAAACATATCATAGAAAATTTGCCTATGGATCAAGTCATTCTTGAATATTATCAAGAAGATGATATGAAGGATTATAGTAACAAAGGTTGGATTCATTGTTCTTATGTTCCTAATGGTAGAGGACAAGCTCTAACTAAAGATGAGAATGGTTATAAATTATGGCAATAGATAAATCTAAAATGAAATGCAACAGTCCTAGAAGACAAATCTCAGGTGGTAAAAAATTTGTTGTTAAGGCTTGTAAGGGTGGCAAAGAAAAGATTATTAGATTTGGTGATGCCAATATGACTATTAAAAAGAATATTCCTGCAAGAAGAAAAAGTTTTAGAGCAAGACATAGATGTGAAACTGCTAAAGATGTATTCTCAGCTAGGTATTGGTCTTGCAAAAAATGGTAAAGAAATTTATAAAATTCATAGTGAAAACTAGGATGCTATATGCCGATCTAAGAGGTCATCATGGAAAACGATGGAACTATGAGCCTAGTGAATGGTATATGGGGAAACATAAAAAAGGAGATCATAATGCCAAAACATAAGATGAAAAAAAAGAAGAAAGTACCTAAAGGTTATCACATGATGCCTGGTGGAAAATTAATGAAGGGTGCTAAGCACAAATCTAAGAAAGTAAAATATTAATTCTTTATGGCTAAAGTTAAAAAAGGTTATCACAAAACTAAAGATGGTCGTATAGTCAAAAAAGGATTGTACTACTACATGAATAAAAGAAAAAAAGCAGGTACAAGTCGTAAGGGTAAAGGAACTGTATCAAGTAAGGCTTTAAAAAGATCAGCTAAGACTGCTAAAAAATAATTGTTACTAGGTGTAGTTGCTTGTCAACTGGGTATGATGGAGGGATAAATACTATAGGTATGTCTAAAAAAAAATCTTGGGTAAGATCAAAAAGTGTTGTTGTTGATATTGGTAATTGCAAATATTGTAATCAAGAAATGACTAATGAAGATTCTTTTGTGCCCATTGGCAAAATTATTTATGGTAAGTACAAATATCAAAATGCCCACTATGATTGTGTAAAAGAAAACGATAAAAAACTAAACAGTTAGATGTTTAATAATTTTATCAATCCTTTCATACCATTCTTCCTTATATTGATTATCCTTAGTTTTATTATACAAATTAGCTAATTTATCTAGCTCATCATATCTATTTGATAGACCTTCTAACCTATCATATTTTGGCTTGTATTTTTTAGGTATCTTGTTTATTGTTAAGCTCATACCTTTTCTTTCATCAGGCTAGGGCAGTCTTATTCTTAGACCCCCTAGCCATCCCCATTGTTATTGTGTTATTTTTAATACCTCATCGGTATCATTCGATTGATCTGTTAATTGATCAAAAGAATTTGGATTAGGATATAACTTCTCATTTCTAATTTGATTATTTACATTTATTTCTGGAAGTTTATCCAAATATTGTAAATCACTTTTGTAGGTTGTGGGATTAAATCCTTCAAAAAAATATGTGACAGGTACTTTAAAAAAGTCACTAAGCTGTAGGATGTGAAAACCACTTAATCCATTAACACCTTTTTCATATTTTTGTATTTGTTGGAATGTAACATTAAGAACCTTTGCTATTCTTTCTTGGGTCTTTTTTCTTTCAACTCTTTTGTTTCTTAATTTGATACCAGTATGAATATCAAATGATATTTTATTATCAGTTTTTGGTTTTGATGACATTAATAGCCTTCCTTTCTTTTAACTTTTAACCAATTTAAAAAACTATTTACAAATTTTCGTAAATAATTTTTGCGTCTTTATTTTGAGCTTGAACAATTCTTCTTACTAATTGTTTGTACTCAAGATAATCCTGATATGTATGAACACACATTCTGCCATTAATAGATGCCATGATCTTATTGTGGCATTGTTGAAGCTTCCCATACAATCTAGGAATTTCATTTGTTAGACTCATTGTCCTCCTTCTTTTTAATGATGGAATGAATCAGATTTTTATGAGTAATATCCTTAACTACTGCATTTTCTGAAGCATCCCTTTGATCTGCTGCCTTCTCAACAGAATCAAATTCCTCCTCAAGAGTTGCTGCAAATTCATAATAATATATTTTTTTACAACTCATAGTAATTATTGACTTTCAATTTACTATTTTTAGGAAAAGTAATCAAGCTATATTTTCTCATAAACACATTACTTGATTTTACCAATCCTAATCTCTCAGCATCTTTTAAAAGAATACCAACTCTTTGTTTAGTGACTTGTAATTGTGCACCAATCTCAGTTAGCTTTGGATAACATTCATTTTTTTCATAGTAATCAGCCATAAAATCAATCATTTTTTTAATTTGTGGGCTGAATAATATCTTTGTTCTAGTCACTTTTCTTCTCACTTTCTGAAGAACTGATAATCATTTGTCTAAGCAAATTATTATAACCTGCAATATCTTTATGTGTGTCTTCTTTATACATAAATTCTTTTGTGCCATCATTGATAGTTCTAGTTAATTTTAAAACAATCATTAACTGTGGTACTAATGTAATTGGAACTTCAATTTCTTTTTTATTAATTACTTCCAATACACTTTTAATAAAATTAGCAATAATATATGAGTTGTGCTCAAAGCTTCCATATTCTTTTTGCTTTCCTTCTAACATCTGCTTGACCATCTTTTCGCCAATATCAATCCATTTTATATTGTCATCATTCATCTAGTTTCTCCTTTAATTTATTAATTTCAATTTCTTTTAATTGAATTTCTTCTTCTGCATAGTCCACTTGTTTTTTTAAATCGTAATTTTCTTTTTTTAATTTCTCTATAATTAATTCCAAATCACATGAACCTCTTTCATCCTTTTGTTTATTTCTTACTTTCACAAGAATATCCCATCACTAATTTGTTGTTATAAAAATAACCTACATCTTTTTTGTATGTGGCCACAATATCTAAGGCTTCCATGCAATCGATGTCTTTCATTATTAAAACTTTTTTAACTTCATAAAGTTCAGAATTAATTACAAGTATTAAATACAAAATGTATTTCATAATAAAAAGGGGTGGCGCAGTTAACTAACCATTGAGGGAGCAATAATGAAAACCACCACCCCATTTATTACAGATTAAGCCTGTTTAGGCTTTCTCTCTTGTAATTTATGAACAACTTTGCCATCATCCTTAGTGTTAATCCACTCAGTAAGATTAATGGTGTCTCCTTTTCTCATGTCCTTACTTAATTTAAATGAGCCCCAAAACTTTTCTGGGTTTTCATTGTCTCTATTAAGGAAACCTTCACCTTCTTTTAATTCAAATGCCATAATTAACTCCTTTGTTGTTTGGTTATTTGATTTTTTAATGCGTTAAATTTTACAAACTCATCAGTCTTTGTGAACGCATCCCAACCCATCGACTGATGTATCTCAGTTTTAAGATTTTCAATATCCTTTCTTAAACCTGAAAAATTTTTTTTCTCTTTATTGTTTTGAATTTTATCTAATATTGTTGTGATATAATTTTTATCTATTTTAATTACATTAGAAGTTTCTTTTTTAATAGGTTTGGCAATAGGTTTATTGATTGGAAGACTTTCAAAACTTTTATCAACTTCATCTTCTGAATAAACAAATCCATGAATACCAATTAATTTTAATACAGCTCTATCAATTGCTCTTTTTTCGGCCATCGCATAAGGATAGGCATTGGTATTATTTTTTGGTGTGGCCTCCCCATAAGTAATTACTCTATTATCTTTTAATGAAGCGGTGCACTTAATAGCAACCACTCCTTCTTTAGAATTTTTTTCTATTTCTTCTAAACTTTCAATGACCACTCCTTTCATTTGTCCAGCGATTTCTATGTAGCGATGTTTCATGCAAGTCGCATTATGTTTTTGCCACAAGCAATCATCAGGATTAAATTTTAATTCATTTAAAATATCTTTTACGATTGGATCAATCTTCATTTTTTATCTTTCCTTTTTTTATTGTTTTCTTTGGTTTAGAATTAACTTGTTCTAACTCTAATTTAAGTTTTAATATTTCTTCATCTCTATTTCTTAAATTACTTCTTAATGTTTTTATTTCTTCATTATACATTCTATTTCTTGTTTGAAGTTTAGCTAACTCCATCATTATTTTATCGGTCATTTTTTTTCTTTCTACTTTGAGTTATGTAGTCATAAATAAAATATAAATCCCCATCGTTAACAACTTTATGAAAGTTTGTTTTTAAATAGTTCATAACTTTATTTAAAATGTAAGTGTCATTTCTTACTTGTTTCTTTTTTATATTTTCAATCATACCTCTCCTTATAGTTTGTCGTAAAAATTTTCTAATTTTTGCATATCTTCATCTTCATAGTTTTCTAACATGAAATTATTTTTGTAGTGTCTAATCTCAGACCAATCTACTCCAATCATACAAGCTAGTTTTCTAATATCCCCACCTGATATTCTTAACATCTCTTGTCTTTGAATATTAATCTGAATAAATTTTCTAAAAAAATATTTTAGACCTTGCTCAGATAATTCCCAACAATTGTCAGGTGAAAATATAGTGTAATCACTTTCAGAAACATAAACTAAATAAGGTTTGTATTGGTAATCAAAGTGCTTAGAATAAACTGCGGTTTGAATACAATGAGTAAATTGTGGATTGCTAATTTTTTGTGCTTTAGAATATACCCAATCCCCCATTCTATTATCATTATCTTTTGTTTTAGTTTTTGATTTTAATGGACTGTTTCTAGCATTACCAAACCTATTCTTGTGCTCAGTAATAATTTTTAATTCATGGTTATAACAATCAATATAACCTTCATTGGCTAGGTTTAATGTTTGACCCATATACTTATCTTCATACCAATCTGAAAAAAATAATTCCTTACCCCAAGATTGCATTTTATTATTAGATATTTCCTCAACAGCTTTCAAATGATTTTCAACATACTGTTTTACAAATTTTAAAATAAATTTTGCCTTCATGGATTTCTTTTCATCTAAATCAAGATGATCAATTAAATTTTTAAAATGACTTTCAACATCTTCTATTTTTGCAATACCCAATAAAATATTTTGAAACCAATCATGGATAAAAGAACCTGCTTTAAAACTTATGGAATCTTTTTCTGATTTAAAATTTAAGTATGGAATTAATTGATATTTTAAAAACCACATCCAATTTGAAAGTGCGGTTTGTGATGGACTAGTTGTAGCCTTTTGCAAATCCCCACTTGTCCAAGCGGTATCTGTGAACCTTTCTTTTATAATCATCAATCTTGTATTTACTTTTTATTTACAAAAATGTCAATAGTTCTTGCAAATAAATTTTTTTAATATATTAAAATATAAATGGAAGAAAGTATTAAACTTACTTGGCCTGAAATTTTATCTGGTGCTTCTACTGGTGTGATAAGAGAAATAGAAACTTTAAGACAAAATATTCAATGGGGTCATGGTGCTAATTTTGATGTCTATCAGAAATGGGGTAAGACTATTTCAGGTTGTATATGCGAAATGGCCTTAGCAAAAAAGATGGATAGCTATTTTAATCATTCGGTTAATAATTTTTGGGGTAAAGATATTATTATAGATGGCAAACCAGTTCAAGTTCGATCCCAATTAATGAGCAAAAGAGAAAACTATTTAATTATAAGAAAACCATTTAAACCTGAAGACTATTATTTTTTAGTTGGCGATGATACCCCAACTTTTTATTTTTTAGGTTACATACAGGCAAAAGATTGTCAAAAATATGGCAATTGGACTAACTTCAATAATAGTAATAGACCTCATGTTTGGTCTATTCCATCTGATAAATTAAAACCTATATCTGAATTTAAAAATGAAACATAAACCTACTTTAGAACCATTCTTAAAAGTACCTTTATCATTGATAGACAATGAGGTTCTAACCTCAACTGAAAAATGCCTGTTAATGCTCTTAATAAGGCTTAGAACTGCTAAGAAAGGGTGTGTGCCTTCCTATGCCTATCTAAAAAAGAAACTTAAAATTAAGGATGATAGAACGATTACAAGGGCATTGGATAGACTTCAATTATTCGGATATATTACTTGGAAAAATAGAGGCCAAAATAAAACTAATCAATATTACTTTAGGGAAGATGAGGAATTTCAAACTGTATTGCAAAACAACCTTAGATTGCGTAGGTTAATGTCTCAAAAGCAAAAGAATATATACAACCAAAGATTGAGGGATAACTTTGTGAATAAACAGGGGATAAAGGTAATAAACAATTAACATTTTATTAACAAGGGGGTCTATCAGGGGTGCAAGTGAAGGTACATTA